ATTAATTTGTTTTATTCTAACGGGATCTCCATCAGCATTATCTAAAGCATTATTTAGTGATGCTCTCATCTCAGCAGGTTTTGCGGGTTGTCCTGTTATAGGATCTATTAATGATCCACCTCTGTCACTAAAACTTGTTTCGTTTGGCGCAGCTTTGTTACCAAATAAACCTAATGCTCCAAGCCCTAATGCTCCTACTTTTAATGGATTAAATTTATCAAGATATTTATTATCTTTACCACCACCCATTAAAAACTTAGCTCCTGGTATTTGTCCAAATTTAAAACCTTCCATACCTGCTCTTTGCATACCAAATAAATTACCACCACCCCCATAATATATACCGGCTCCTATTATTGCAGCTTTACCAATGTCACTACTTAAAACTTTACTTACCGCGTTCTTAACACCTTTAAATATACTACCTAGACCATAAGCTTTTCTTCCTGTTACTCGGTCCATGATCCCACCAAAAGCTCTTCGTGCTCTTAGTTCCATAATCCCACCTTCAGCTTTACCGCCTTTAGAATAATAACCTCTTGTAACATCAGCACCAATTCCTTGGCCTGTACCAAACCTATACTCAGGTCCAGTATCTTCTGGAACTTCTTCTCCCGGTAGTTGATAGGGAAGTATGTTTGCACTCATGCCGTCCCCTACTCCTGGACCAAAATCCATTTTGTTTCTATTCATGTATGTGTCAAATTCTTCTTGAGTAACATCATTTCTATTACCTATGTTTATATCTTCTTTTAAACGAGCTAAATCTCTTGCTTGATTGGCTGTCGTACCATAGGTTGTTTTTCCTGTAACAGGATCTAAAGTAGGTGTGTATTGTGTTTGCATACCTATTTCTCTGATTGAATCTATATCAAACATATCTGTTTCTGGATTAACGTTTGCTTGTCCACTTATTAATTTTCCAATCCCGTACATAGGATTCATTGCCATAAATGCAAGTTGAGTTTTACTTAGTTTATCTTTTGGAAGCTGACCTAAATCTTGTAATGTTTGATATTTATTTCTTCTAGCAATTTTGTTAATTTGTTTTTGTCTTTGTTCATTAAAAAATGAACCTAAATTTGAAAAAGGACTTTTTTTCTCTGCTTCTCTAACTGCCTCTCTGTTGGAAGCTTCTTGGGCTATAGCTGATTTTCTAGCTGCTGCTGCTTCTCTAACTGCCTCTCTGTTGGAAGCTTCTTGGGCTATAGCTGATTTTCTAGCTGCTGCTGCTTTTGCTTCAGCTGCTTGTTGTGCTGCACCACTACCGCCACCATAACTTTGTTCTCTACCAGATTGGTTTTGTGAAGAATCATAAGAATTAGATCCATATTGAGATTCAGCATCTTGTCTTCCTCTACCTCCGCCGCCAGTATTTGCGTTTCCTCCGCTTTGAGTTGTTCCAGGACTATTATTGTTTCCTGAACCACCACCAGAACCACCACGTCTAAAATTTATTCTTTTTAAATCCATTATAGACATAACTACATGCCTCTGTTGTATAGACCCATTAGACCACCGTTGGCTCTCATTTCAACTTGTTCATTCATATCAACATCGGCAATACCACCACCTGGCATTGACTCAGCCATGCTAACATTTTGGCCCATCATTTCTTGAGCTTGAGATCCGGCTTGGTCTTGTTGCATCTGTTGTATAATTTGTTTCCATATACCGCTTTGAAAAAAAGCATCAAAACTTCCAAATTGAATTTTTTGTTCTTCTTCCATTTGCTCCCATATTTGAGCAGCAACTTGTTTACCTTGTTCGTCTTGTGGTTGGCCTCTTCCAATATCGCCTTGATTGTATTTGATATCGGGTGCGCCTGCTTCTATAGATTGTGACATTTTTTCTTCAAACATAATTTTTCTCCTGAGTTTATTAGTTTACTTTGTTTTCGACAATAAATCAAGAGCTGGCATTATAATTTTGACATCTCTCCTTACGTCTTCTTCTGCTATATTAGCTGCCTTTAAAGCTTCTTCATTGGCATAAACTTCACCGGTCTTGTTATTAGAAAGTGTAGTTATGATTTCTTTAGGTGTTAGTATTTGCATTATGTGGTTATCTCCTTTTTGATATTTAGATAGCTAACTGCAAAATCAAATGAATCTGCACTACCTGCTTTAATTGTAAGGGTTGTTCCACCTACTACTATTAAAGGTTGAGTTAATAATTCCTTTGTAGTATTTGCCGTTAAAATTACTGTTTTAATAGTTGTAAAAGCATTATTAGTAACAGTTACACTAGGTGTTCCTGCAGAAGTAACTAATATAGATTTAATAATATAAGTTTCATTAACCAAAGGAAACCCTACACCAAAAGGATTAAGCTCTCCATTACTAGTATCATTATCTATTCCTACAAAATCGTATTGGTTTACTACTGCCATTAATTTAAAAAGAAGTTCTTAGCTTCTATCTCCTGTTTTAATTCTTCTTGAAATGTTGTATTTAATTTTTCCAAAACAGCATCTAGATCTCTAACCAAGGACTGAGCCGTGTCTGCTTGGTATTCTTCACTTGCTCTAGTTAATGTTTGTACAATTTTTGCCATTATCGTCTTCCTCCCGCTTGTATATCTAATCTAAAAGTACCTAGTTTCCAACTACTATCTACCGCAGTGTTAGAAATAGTAAGTGCAATTGCTCTAGCTCTTGCTCTAGTGTCAACTTTTGTTGTAGTAGGAGTTAATGTAAACGGACCTAAAGGTGAACTCGCTGCAGTGTCATTAGGATAGTCTCTTAAATCTAGTTGTACAATAGCATTTCCTGTTTGTGAAACAAAGTCTGGTATAATTCTACTCACTCTCATTATACTTTCACCGTCACCTCTAAGGTCAGCCATATTAGTTGCTGATCCCTGAACCACTTTTTGAGTAATGTCATAATCCCCTGAAGTAATACTGGCAGGTATTGCAACTGCTGCTACTCCTGCCTCCTGTTGATTAACTCCAGTCTCGTGTTCAAAATAAATTGAAACTCCATCCGTATTACCTACGACATCAAAAGACGCATCGTCTCCTGCATCATATTTACTTGCATGAGGTAAACCAAATACAGCTGAGTCTGCCCAAGTACTTCTTTGATATAATGAACTTGCATTAGTAAACCAGATAGGTCTCTCTCTTGTTGAGTCTAGATAACTGTATGTAACAGATCTATTATTTGTATTTGATGTAGATGTTGGATAGAACCAAGTAATCTCACCAAACAAGTTATTAATACCACAATAAACTAATTCATTAGAGGTTGTATTTATATTGTCATAAACGTAATCTTCAACTAAGCAATCCATCGATTCTAATCGACCGGTGTATCTGAAGAAACCATTATCAGACATCCAGTAAGCAGCACCATCTACTTCAACGGCTGCATTCTTACCTAGTAATCCACAGTTCGTTCCAACTTGTTCGTAAGCAAATGTGAATGGAGTTCCAACAAATCTCATTGTAAATAAAGACGTGTCCGACCAAACATAAATTGCATTTCTACCAAGTTTAGCGCCAATGATCCGTGATCCGGCGGCCAGCCTCTGTGTACCAGCACTATTGGTCGCTGTTGGAGCATAGTCATTAATATTTTCTTGAGAAGAGAATCTTATAAACATATCATCTTGAGTTGTTGGGTCTCCAATCGTTGTCTCTGTTCCAAAAAATACTAAGTGTCTATCCGGTGTTGATACTAACATATCACGGGACGCTGTTGGTGCACCTGAAATAATTGTCGCTCTGTTATCGGTTGCATTGGTTGCGTTTGCATCCCATTCGAAACAAGGACCTCCAACAATTAAAGCAATTAAAGTTTGACCTAAATTGTCCAAGGACCATTGACCGGGATCAATAACTGCATCGGTAGTAGCTGCCGGTGATCCCCATCCTGTCCAACTAGATGTATCAGTAACTGTTGCACCTGTACTGTGTGCTGCTCTCGTTGATCCTCTAACAGCTCTAGTAATTCCTGTTAGATTATTTCCAGCAACTCCAGTGTAGGATATTTCTTCAGTACCCACTTGAATATAATTTGTACCTGTAGTGGGAAAACTTGCGGTACTTGTTAATGTAATGGTTGTTCCACTTCCTCCTGTTCCAAAAGCATTATCACTTAAGCTACCATTTAAAGTAGTGGTTAATGCCCCTAAACTATTTCCACCCCATAAAGATATACCCCAACCATAAGCTCCAACTTGTTCAGCATCTCCTACGGGATAATACCATTGAACTTTAAAAGTTCCTGTGGTACTCGCTGTAGAAGCACTTGGCATTGTGATTGTAACTTGAGTTGTACTATCAACTGAAGTAATCATAAATTTCTTATCATCAAAATCTGTTGATGAAAATCCGGTACCCG